TTTCAACTAAAATACTTGGTAAATTAACCGATATAATTTCTTTTTTCGCTGATTTTGGTTTTCTTGGTCTACCTACTTTTTTCATCTAATCCACTCCTGAACAATCATCCTTGAATAATAGCCATTGGTACGACCACATAATTGACACATTGGCTTTGATGCCATGCATTTGATAACTACATTGTAACATCTTTGGCATTGATATTGTTTCCATTGTTGAATCATTCTTCATCACCTTGATAATTTCCACATTCACAGACCGATGGCATATCATCGCAGTTAATACATCGTAGTTTTTCACAGCATCCTAACATTCCCATGTGATAAATTGGTTCTTCATTCTTTAACCAGTCTAATGCACATGACATATCTAGATCGCGTAACCATACTTTACTGTTGCCACATCCGCAATCAAAAACAATCGATTCTAACATTTCTGCTAGATCCATAAATGTTGCAGAGTTCATTATCTCATCCACCCCTTGTCATCCCACTTTGCTAATTTATCGATACTTTCTAGCGTTAAAAGAAGCATTCTTCTGATAAATGCTACTTCGCTGTACACTTCCGTATCATACTCTTCATGTTCTTCTTGCACCTTGTACAATGTCGCTCTTACTTGGGCTACTTTATCGGCCATTTTTGACCATTCTTTTGCGTCCATAGTTAGTCGACGGAGTTTTAGTATATTAATTAGATTAATAAAAATATTATTGAGGTCGCAAAACACATGACTTAGCATGATTTTCAATCATTTTATCGTCATTTCGACATGGCCGTATAGCGAGGAAGTGTAGAAGAAGTATAATAAACCTGAGCCTATCATAATAGGGTATGGCAAAAAGAGCAAATGACCTAATTTTAAGAGATAGACTACAATTTACACTAGATGGAGCAGGAGATCTATCTGTCAACTATGGCAGAATAGACCTCTCAGATTATGTATCCGTCGTTCGTGATGAAGGATTACAGATAAAAGAAATAACATACCAATTAAGAAACACATCATCAGTAAATCAAACAGCAGTATTTAACCCAGTTTTGTGCGATGCTACTGAAGCATTTGCGTCTATGCAAATATTTGCTACCACTACCGCTTACGAATCCGCTACTGATGTTGGTATCGCATCTAGCAATGTACTGAATAATTATACTTTAACTACTAACAGATTTGGCAACGCTGAAGATTTTGCAATTTGGGAAAACCAAGAAAGATTTCGTGGTGTGTATGATTTGCATCCTGACGGTTATACTGTTGTTACTGATCTACTTATCGGAGTGGCTGCAAATGATTGTAATTCATTAGCCGGCGCAACTGTAGAACTTGACATTATGATTATTGCTGAACCTCGTAAAGTAAGCAAGAAAGACCTAGAGCGAATGCTAGCACAAGCAACCGACCTTTGATTAAGGCGGTGATTGTGTGAGTTTTGCAAAAGATTTAGTTAAGGATATTGCTACTGGTGTTGTAGTAGGGCTTATTATTGGTGATGAGGAAACTGTTTTCCCTATTGATATGGTTGCTATACCGGCCTTTCAAATGCATATGGTACAAGGTACACCATCAATGCAAGTCTACATCAAAGCCGGTGAAACATTAGTCCCTACTGGGGGCAATGTAGCCGATATGTCTGAAAACATGAATATTGAGGCTGTCAGTCCAAGCATGGAAGTCAAAAAGCGTAAACCATCAAAATGGAATAGATATGTCAAACAAAAGAAAAATAAGATTTTTACTAGAGATGGCAAATTAGATTTCAAGAAAATGGCTAAAGCATTCAAGAAAGGAGGAAAATAATATGCCAATTAAAGAATTAAGAGAAAGTATAGGCGACATTGATTTACCAATGGCTAACGACCAGAGTAGAGTTCAAATTGTTCAGAAGAGAATTAATTTGAAAGAAGGTAGCGTACAAAGAAATATGTTATCGATGGATTTGTTTTTTGATGACCCACCGTATATTATAGGTGCTTCAGTACCTAGGGTCTTTGACGGTGTAATTGAATTTTACTTAACACCAACACCACTTATTTTATCCAGTGAATCTTTATTGGGAACGCCACGTCGTGGAATGGATGCAGCAAACACAAATGTATTATTCAAAGCAATAATTACTCCTAAATCACAAATAGATGGAACCAACAGACTATTTTGGAATATAGACCGTTTCCCCCAAGACTTTATTGCGTCTAATGCTAATTTCCCTTTTTATCATGACCAGTTATATTTGACTCTGGTTTTTCATGGAAATGAAGAAGCTGAATATCCACTAAACATAAGATTTAATGCAAGTTTGCTTATGTCATATAAGACTAAAAAAGTAAGTGAGATTACTGCGGCTTTGGGCGTAATATCTGAGCGATTTAATTCTATGATTGCACAGCAGGAATCAATGGGTCGCATTATGCCGAATCCCCTAGATATGGCGGGTCAATATATCCCTTCATACAATTGGGGTGGAATTAGGCCTGAATTAATGGTTTCAGGTTCTACACTTTCCCAATTCTTTTTGCATCTAGAAAATAATCAACCTGAAAAGACATTAAGACCGTCGGAAATTAGAGGTTATGCTAAACTGGCACGAACCATGGTTCCTAATCCCGATGCTTTTGGAGCAACTGACGCAACTGTTGGTGGAATACCCGATTGGTTTAGAACTATTATTCCTAAAGGCGCAGTAGCCGGCGCAGTTCGTGAACAGTTTCCGCCACGTGTAAGTCAAGACGACCCAACTTTACCGGGTCTTGGAAATGTTATATGTGTGTGATATAATGACTAAGATAGATCTATTGAAGAAAATCCTAAAAGAACTAAAGGAGATTAAGAAATGTCTACAGGACTCGAAGCAATAGCACCCATTGACAAACAACAAAACGAAAGAATTGTTTGGTGTGAAAGATTGTTATATCTAATTGTCTTGTTACAATTCCCACAAATAGCATCACTTCTTTAGATGTTCAAACATCACTGAATCAACCCAACCATATTGTGATATGATTGCGCGTGCAATAAAGTTAGGACAATCTTCTCTGAGTGCTAATGCCCACGCTAAACTTTTCGTCTTAGAATCATTAACTGATGGTTCTTGATTAGAAATAATTTCCAACTTTGCTTTTATCGCTCTTTCAATCCATTCAGATCTAGATTGACTCCAAGATAAATCATGATTTAACTTTTCAACTAAAATACTTGGTAAATTAACCGATATAATTTCTTTTTTCGCTGATTTTGGTTTTCTTGGTCTACCTACTTTTTTCATCTAATCCACTCCTGAACAATCATCCTTGAATAATAGCC